GGTCAAGGACCACCTCGTGGTTGACCACTCCGATGATGATCAGTACCTGGCGGGGCTGATCACGGCGGTCGTGGAATACCTCGAGGCGGTCCAGGACCGCACGCTGGTCACGACGACGTACGACCTAAAGCTCGATCGGTTCCCGTCTGGGAACGGCACGATCGAGCTGCCACGGTCGCCGCTGTCGTCGGTCACCTCGGTGAAATACCAGGACGTAGACGATGTCGAGACGACGTTGTCGAGCAGCCTGTACACGGTCGACACCAGTAGCACGCCGGGCCGGCTGCTGCCCGCCTATGACGAGTCCTGGCCGTCAACACGCACGCACATCCACGACGTGACCGTGCGGTTCGTCTCGGGCTACGGTGACCCGGCTGACGTGCCCCGTGCGCATCGCCACGAGATCCTGCTACGGGTGGCCGATCTGTTCGAGAACCGGGAGGCGGCCGTCACGCGACGGCACGTGAGTAGTTTCGCCGCCGAGGCACTGTTCCAACTAAACCGGGTGATCTGATGCCGGCGGGTGCCTTTCGATTGCCGATCCGCGTCGAGGCTCGCGACGAGTCGACGCGGAACTCGTACAACGAGACCAGCGAGAGCTGGACCCGTCTGCTCGAGACCCGTGCCGCGATGGCGACGACCGGGGGCCGGGAGTTCGCCGACGGTGGCGGAACGGCAGCGGACGTGACGCACGTGCTGCGGATCAGGTCGAGCCGGCTGGCCAGGACGATCACGCCGAAAAACAGGCTGATCCACGACGGCCGGACGTTCGAGATCCTCGCCGCGGTCGACCGCGACGGCCGCCGGCGGGTCATTGATCTGCAATGTAAGGAGGCTGTCTGATGCCTCGAATGGGCAGCATGACGATATCGGGCATCGAGCCCTTCCGCCGCAAGATGAGGAAGCTGCCGGAGAAGATACAGAAGCGAGTCGTCAAGAAAGCGATCACGCGAGCCGGTGCGGTCGTGCGAATGGCAACGCGGAAGCTGGTCAAGCGAAAGGCGATCGACGACGGCATGCCCAACGGGCACCTCTACGAGCAGATCATTTCTAAAACTAAGATGGTCAAGGGCGTCCCGGTCTGCACCGTCGGTGCCGAGTACACCAGCGTTAGCATCGCCCACCTGGTCTACGCCGGAACATCTCCGCACGAGATCCCGGTGCCCTGGCGGGCTGATCCGCTGCAACATCCCGGCAGTAAGCCATTCCCATTTATGCAACTCGGCCTCGAGCAGTCTCGAGGCAAGGCCCAGTCTGAAATGGTCGCCAGGTTGAGCCGTGAGATTGCCAAGGAGCTGAAAAAGAAGTGACCGGCATCAAGAAGGGACTGATTGACTACCTGCTCGCGCAGACACCCGTCACCGATCTGGTGTCGACCAGGATCCGCCCTGGCGTGATCGAGCAGGGGCTGGCCCGGCCGCATCTCCGGGTCGACCAGACCGGCGGCGAGGTGCAGTACGTAATGAGCGGCAACAGCGGACTCGCCGAGACGTTCCTCGACATCATCTGCGAGGCCGACAGCGAGCAGGCGGCTTGTGAACTGGCCGAGACGGTCAGGCTGGAGGTCGACGGTTTTAGCGGGTCGTGGGGGAGCGAAACGATCAAGTCGAGTTTCTGGGTCGGCACACGGGACACGCGGACCAGGCCGCAGTCCGGTGGCGAGGTCGGTAAGCCGTCGCAGACCATCGCAGTGCAGATAACACACGCATCGGCTGTGCCGAGCTTTTGATAACCATCCAGGCCAAATCGAAAACAGGACAGATCCTCGAACTCGAGGTGGAGCGGATCATTGCAATCGACGGCGAACCGTTCACGGCCAGCAGCGGACAGATCCGCGATCACCTGATGATTGTCGAGGGGCGATTACAGGCACTTGAAACCATAATCGGCAACCAACAACTTGCGGGAGTTTAATCATGGCTGACAGCGGATTCGGTACAACTGTCTCTTTCGAGAGCGGCTTTCTGGCGGAGATCATTTCCGTCGACGGCCCGGATGTGAGTCGTGAGGCGATCGATACGACGCACATGGGCACCAGCAATGGTCGGATGACCTACATTCCGAGCGACCTGATCGACGGCGGGACAGTCTCGGTGGAACTCGCCTACGTCCCCAGCACGGCCCCTCCGATCACCAGTTCGGCGTCAGCAGTTGCGATTACATACCCCGACGGCGGGACTTGTAGTTTCGACGGATTCCTGACGAGTTTCTCCGTGTCGGTCCCGATCGATGACCGGATGACGGCGACGGCCGAGATCAAGGTCACCGGAGCGGTAACCATAGCCTAGGACCACTCAGATGCAAAAAGTTAAGTTCATCCAGAGCGTTACCAAGCCGGCCCACCGTGCCGGTGAACCTGGTGACGTTAAGGAGTTGCACGACCACGACGCGCGGGAACTCGTCGCTGGCGGATATTGTGAAGCCGCCGAACCGAAAACCCGGGTGAAAAAGGTCAAACCAAATGACGACGCTACGTGATGCAATCCTGGCGGCGGATGATCTCGAGCAGCAGGAAATCACGATTGACGGCTGGGACTTCCCGGTATCGGTTCGAGTGATTTCAGGCCGTGAGCGGCAGCAGTTGGTCGAAAAGTGGAACGAGGTCAAGGATGACGACGCGGCGATGCAAGACCTCCTGCCCTTCGTCTGTGCCTTGTGCCTGGTCGACCCGGATGGATCCCGCCCGTTCGAACCAACCGATAAGTCCGACCTCGATCTCCTCAAGGGAAAGGGAGCCCGGCAACTCGAGGAGGTTTATCACGCCGCCATGCGGCTCAACGGAATGGAAGACGACGCGCTCGATGCGGCCGTCGCAAATTTTCAAGAGACCCCGACCGGCGGTTCTGGTTCCACCTAGCCCGAACCGTCACCAACTCCAGCGTCCTGGAGTGCCAGCGTCAGATCAGTTCGCGTGAGTTTGTGGAATGGCAGGCGCATTACGAGGAGACACCCTGGGGCGACGACTGGCAACAGGCCGCGACCATCGCCGTGGCGACTCTGAGCCCCTGGACAAAAAAGAAACTCAACCCACAGGACTTCATCCCCGGCCGGCAGCGTAAGCGGCGGCAGTCCCCTGGCGAAGTTGCAGCCAGGCTTAAACTCTTCTTTGACGCCCAGAAAAAGCGGACTGATTGATGGCCAAGAGCATCGGCAAATTTGCCGTCAACATTGGAGCCAATACGCGTGGCTTCAGTTCCGGTCTCAGCCGGGCGTCTCGATTGTCCGCGGGATTTAGTAAGAGTCTTGGCGGGATGGCGATGAAGGTGGCCGGAGTCGCCGCGGCGTTCCTGGCGCTGCGTAGCGTCTTCAGGGGCGTGTCCGCCCAGTTCGAGGCCGTCGACAAAATCGCCAAGTTCTCCAAGCAGACCGGGGTGGCGACAGAAAGCCTTGCCGCGTTCTCACACGCGGGCCAGTTGGCCGGGGTCAGCAATGAGATCGTCAACAAGGGAATCCAGCGGATGGCCCGCCAGATCGGTGAGGCCAATTCGGGCGTCAAGACGGCCGCTCGAGGGTTCGAGATGCTCGGGCTGAAGACGAAAGAACTGACCAAGGTCACCCCCGAGGAGCAGTTCGGGATGGTCGCCGAGAAGATCAAGGCGATCGTCGATCCGGCAGAGAGAGCGGCGGCAGCGTATGGGGTATTTGGACGCGCAGGCCAGGACATGATCCCGATGCTGATGGGAGGCTCGGCGGCGATCAGCCAGGCCCGCAAGGAGGCCGAGCTGTTGGGGATGACGTTCTCGGCCGTCGACGCGGCGAAGGTCGAGGAGTCGAATGATGCCTGGACACGGGTGAAGACAGCGTTGAGCGGCGTGGCCCGCATGTTCACCGTACACCTGGCCCCGGTCTTCACGACATTTTCCGAAAACGCTGTAGAGATGTCGAAGGTGATCATTGCGAAGGTCAAGGAATGGGGGCCAGTCTTCCACCAGTTCGCCAACGTGGCGATCTCGATGTTCAAGGCGGTATGGGAGTCGGTCAGCACTATCTTCACGTCAGTTTTCGGAGTGATCAGCGCGAACATGGGCTCTGCTAAGGACTTCGTGATCGATGCCCTGATCTCGATGGAGTTCCGAATAAAGAACTTCGGCACCATTGCCGGTCTGGCGTTCACCAAAATGCAGATCCTAGCGGTCGAGTTCGGAGCCACGATCGCG